AAAAGTCGCGTCCGCAGAGCTGGGTCCTTCCTGAATCGCTATTGCATTGATTTCCTGAAGGGCACCGGTGATGATGTCAAGTGCCGTCACGCTGCGCCGGCATCCTTGCGCGGTCTACCTGGCTTACGCCGCAATTGATCATCTGCGCGGGCCGCCTCAGCCTCGTAGGCCCGCGAGAGCGTGTCTTCCAGATCCGCGCGGAATTCAGGCGCATCTTCTCGCCAGCCGTCTGCCAGATACTCGGCGAGGTCACTTTCGTTGTGCACTATGATAGTAACCACCTTCGCCCGCACGTGGACCCGCTCTTCGATGACGGAACTGCCCACAATGGCGCTCTTGGTCACCTCGTGAGCGGGCTCGCTCTGCTCGTGATTGTAGAGCATCTTCGGGAATTTCTGGTACCGGTACGGCACCTTTGGCGGATCGTTGAGATTGTGGATCTGAACCGGTTTGCGGTCGTTGTCATAGCGCTGCAGGATAGAGCGCATCTGTTCTGCTTCAACAGGCGTCAATGCTTGTGACATAGGAACTCCGTAGCAGGCCGCTAATTGCTCCTGCCGTTGTTTCTTGTTCAAGTTTGATGGGCGATATAGCCCAGGTTCTGGGATGGGCATTACTGAGCTGCGGCGCGCTCTTCGGCGGTCGGCTCAAATGGCACGGGCGCTTGATCGACACCTACACCGTATGAGCCGGGGTAATCCTTGCCGTCGCTGCTGAATGTCCAGTTGTCGGGGCCAGACCCGTACCGGTCTGTGCCGCTGCCATCCGAGACGCCTTTAGCGGAGAATCCGTCCGCGATGGCCGCATCCAGCTCATCCTGCGACTTGACGACCCGAGATTCCGTGGTGACCAGGGTTTCGGATACTTCCACTGGGGCGGGCGCAACCATCTTCTTGACGACAGTCTTGTTTTCCCGGTAAACGGTCGTCGGGAAAGCCGCGTAGGGCACCTGTGGATCAGGAAACGCCGACACGGGCGTGTTCTGTCCTTGCGCCTTAAAGCCGTGAGGATCGTAATTCGCGTTCTCGGCTTTCAATTGATCGGTAAGGGTCATAATGCTCCTTAAAAAGCGGGGCACCTTGCGATGCCCCACCAGAATTACGGCTCGAAGCGCGGCACATCGAGCAGGTAGGTACCTGCTGCCGGTGTGCAAGCCGCGGCTGTAAGGGTTGTGAAATACAAGCTCACCGTGTTGGCTGCCGACACCGATGCGCTCGTGAGAGGGCACAGGGAGGTAGCTGCAGGCTGGCTTGCCACAATGATGGGCTCTCCTACAACGAGGCCCGCCACTGTGAAGGTTTGCGCAGCGGTCTGAATGGCCGCCGAACTCGCCGCTGGGGTGATTGACCCAGTGGTTAGAAGCGGCTCCCAGTTATACACCCCACTTGAAAGGGTGACGCAATTCCAGTAACTGACCTTCGACTGATAGGCCGGGCCAATTACCAGAGTGGGGTTGTACGTGATAGACGGGGTGCAAGTCCCCTGCGGAATCGAACTCAGGAAGACATTCGGACTCCCCACCCACACGACAGCCGCCGCGTTATGCGCTACCGCTTTGGTGCCATTGGCGCCGCGCACTACCGTGATGGATTTCCCGCTCAGCGACTCGACCGTCAACGCTTCCTTGTCAATGACAAGAGTCGTGTTGAAGCCGGGTGTCTGAGAGGGGCCGCCAAAAGCGTTGGGTGCGACGATTCCGGTAGCGGAAACCACCTGAATCACCTGTTGTACCCTATCCGTTGCACCGGATAGGGTGGTTTGAGTCAAGGCCGTCTGCGCTACCGAAAACACCGGAAACACAAGGAAAGCCAGGAGGGAGAAGGTTTTAATGAATTTGTTCATGGTTTCTCCTTATGCCCCCGCCACAACGACAGCGCCGTTGTCTTGGTACAGATTGCCGAGCCCAAAGAGTGAATCCATGCGATTGACCTGCATTGAACGCACAGGGTCCCACGCCTTCACTTTTCGAACACTCAGACCGGTGTCGGGGTCAGTTGCCGCGCCCGCCGACTCAACCGCGTGGGGCACATAGAGCTTTGCTCCCACGATTGCGAAGGCTTGCCGCGTAAGTCCCAGCGCCACGGTTCCACTCTTGCCGTTAGGCGCAGTGGTTCCAGGCCACAAGGTGAATGCCGCTCCATCTGCCGGCAGAGCATCGACGTTCTGATACTGACTGCCAGGCCCATAGATCGGCGGAAGGAAGTTGATGGTATCACCGCCCGCGCCGCCCGCAGCCACAAGTGCCTGCGTCACGGTGAATGTCTTGTTACGCGCCTTGCCGGGTATTTTGTACGTCATCGGGTTAACGAGGTTGACGTTGGCAATAGAGAACTTATCGCCAAGATTCCACGTGTCGCCCGCATTCGCCGTAATCACCAGCGAGGTTCCGGACTGCCCAGCACCATGAACGATCGGATAGCCCGTAGTGCCCGCCCATGTGCCAGCCGTTTGACGAAGAAGCGCCTGCTCTTCAAAGAACATGAAGGTTCCAAGCTCTCCGATCACGCCCTCTTTCCAGGACATCTCGATTTCGCTTGCCGGATGGAAAATGGTTGTGATGTTCGAGCCAAGCGAGGTCATCATGCTTGAGGAAACGCACATGGCCCGCTTGCCAAGGACGCCCGCGGCATTCTCTTCGAGGTACTGCCGCGCCGTGTAATAGGTGGAAACCGATGTGGCATCTACCGCGAGAGCGCCCGTCACCATACTGCTGTTGATGGCCGCAAAATTCGCGCACCGTTTGTCGCATTCCTGCGCAAGAGCGGCGGCAGCGGGCTCGAAATACTGCTCTTCAAGCTCCTCTTCCGAGCGCTCGACCTTGACCGCGGCTTCGTAATCATCCCACTCGAATGCAACCTGCATCCACTGATCGAGTGAAATTGGTGTCTGAAGCCGGTTGATGCCCTGCGGATCGTATCCCAACCCGTCAGAGACAGTGAATCGCTGAGGGAATTTCACCGTGATCATCGATCCCGGCGCGAACTCCTTTTGGAAGTCCTTTTCCCACGAGCGATTGAAGTATTCGGCAACCACCAGCTTGTTCAGCAGGAGGCGCAGAACCTTCATCGAAACCCATTGGGTGTTTAAGAAATTGTTTGCCACTTGTTAAACTCCACGGCGGCGGGCAAGCGTTTTGCGGTCTTCCGCGCGTTTCCATTCGCGAAATGCCGCATCGTTGCCGCGCTCAATCTGTGCAAGCGCTCTCGCCGACTCATCCATTTCGCCACCACCGCGATGGTTGATTTCGATAGGAGGAGCGGGAGCCGCTTCTGGGCCTTTTTTGGCTGGAGTCGTTGTCGTTTCCGTCTGTGTAAACTGACCTTTGTCGTTGCGGGCGCCGTTCTCTTTCCCTTTTTCAAGCTCTTTCACGATATCCTGCTCCATCAGCAGGGCAACGCGCAGAGCCTTCGAGGGATTTGAGCGACAAGCATCGAGGAAATCGTTTTTGCTTGCCTCATCGCCACCAATTACGTATAAAAGGTCGGCCAACACAGGAGAATCGTTCAATACACCGAAAATTTCGCGTGGAATATCGGGTTGCAGCATCTCTTTGACGAGCGGAGCCGCTACCGTATCGTAATCCTGATAGCGTTTCCGTGCCTCAGAGAGCTTTTCCCCTACCGCTTGGCGTTGCTGCGCGATTTGCTGTTCAGATGCGCGAAATTCTTCTCTCCGGTCGGCCATGTGGTCGGCCAGGGCCGCTTGAGCGTCTTCCCAGGTCGCATCTTTGTTTTGAGCGATGTACTGGTTCGTCCACTCCGTCGGCTTGAAGGTTTTGCGCCACTCCTGATAGGTGGCAGGCTTTGCGGGTGACGGTTCCGCTTTCGTCGGTTGCGGCTTGCCAGCCTCTGTCAGTTGTTGTCTGAGCTGCTTGATCTCGGCGGTCAATTCGCCAATGCGGTGTTCCGCGCCGGGCTTCCGGCGTGACTCCTGCCTATTGATGCCCGGTTCCGTGCCGGGAGCTGGTTTTGCCTGTTGAGGCTCGGTTGTCGCCGTTTTAGGCGTCTCAGCGGGTGCCGTTTCCGCAGGTTTCGGCTTTTCTGGAAGATTTCCGGTTACGCGCCACTCTGCATATTCCGCAGAGCCGCTTACCGGCAGTTCAAGTGTTCCTGTTTCGGTTGCAGTTGACGATTCTGCTTGCGTCGTGGTTTCCATCTCTCACCTTCGCGAGTCGAAGATCTATTGCTGCGCGGAGCCGGTTTGGTCCTGCTGGCCCTGCTGAGCGGCCACTTGCTGCTGTTGCGCTGCTGCCGCCTGTTGCTGTTGAGCCATTCCGGCTTGGTGCGCATGTTCTTGGGCTTGCATTGCCGTCTCGTGGGCCGCATCGTGCAGCATGTCATAGACTTGGATTTCGCGATCGGCAATCGCTTCGTTCGAGTCTTTTGAGGCATTCATCTGGGCAACTGCCAGCTTCGTGTCTTCCTGCATCTTGACGATTGACGCCTTACCCTGCTGCTCTATGACCTTGCCTTGGCGTTCAAGCATTAGCTTCTGAATCAAGCCCTGCATCTGACCTTGCTGCTGCTGCATCATTCCCATTTGCTGCTGCATTGCCTGCAACTGCTGTGCTTGGCCTTGGTTCTGGGGATTCACGATCTCGGCCATCTGATCACCGAGCGGGCCGAGCTGCTTCAGTTTGATCCCGAGCGAGAATACCTGCGCTGCCTGTGGAGGAGTTAACGGTAAGTTCTTTAGATTCTGGACCACCGTATCAACAAACTCGCTCGCTTCTTCGCGCTGCGATTCGTGCGACGGCCCGGCACTGATGGTTACCTGGTAGCGGCCTTTATCGTCTGCGATTGGGAAGTGATATTCGTGATCACCCTCCATCACCGGAGCGTCCGTGTTGATCTTGGCGAGCTTGTGTGACCCGTCCGCCTCGCGGATTGGCTTCTCGGTCTCGCCTAAGTCCACGAGAGAAAGCCAGTTATTGACGATCCTTCCCGTTAGCTTGATGGCGCGATCGTAATTATCGACCAAATGGTAGCTGCCGATCGACTGCTCGGACTGAATCTTGTCCAGCGCTACGCCGGATTTCTGATTCTGGCGTTGCGCCGCCGATGGCAAAGCCTGCAGGCCCATCGCCGACTGGATTGCGCGCTGACAAATGTCGATGCCAATTGCATAGGCTTGAAAGTCTGGCGTCTGGGGTGCGCGCTGCGGAGCCTGTAAGGGTTGCCCGGTGGCCTGATCCACCACAACGTCATACTGCAGATAGGGATGAAAGACTGTGTTAACCGTCTTCCAAGCCTCTTCGTCCGTCTCGAATTGCCCCACAGCACCGATATAGCTTGTTTTCGGTAGCTGGCCAACGTTTTCCAGCATCGCGCTGACGACGTAAGCTAATGCCTTCTGCGGATCTCGCGCCAGACTCACCAGCGAGAGCAGTACACGCTCGGCCCCGCCTTTGCCGTATTCAACCCAGATTTCCTTGCTAAAGCATGCCACGATGGGAATGTATGGACCAGGCTGAGTGTCGGCTTTCTTGAGGATCTCGACGCCATTGGTTACGTATTGCTGGATCGACCGCTCGGCAACTGTCCGCTGCTTCTTACCCACCTTCTTTGGGGAAGTTTGGATTTCCCAGTATGATGCTACGACAATGCTCTTGCCGTCATACCAGTCGTTTGCATCGCCGCCGAAGTCATCGGCCGCGAAACTGCGCCTCTCGGCATCGGGATATTCGCGCTCAAATTCCTCCAGGGTCAGCTTATCGAGTTCAAAGGCCCATTTAATGTCTGAGCCGTCAAGTTCTTTGTAATCAGGGTCAAGTAGGATGGCGTCTGGATTAAGAACAGGCAAGATGATGATTTCCTGCTCGTCTGTCTCGTCTGAGACATAGATGCGTCCGACTTTCCAATAGCCAACGTTACGCTCAACCGCGGCTTGCAGGCCGTTGATGTACGCCTGCGATGCGTTGCAGCCATATTCGATAGCCCGGATGCGATTCTCGCGATATTCGGCTAATTCCTCGGTTGCGCCATCCCCGGCAGGGTCAACGATAATGCCGCGTGGGTTCTGCCGTGCCGTGTTGACTACCTGGTTGACGAACTGATTGAGCTGATCCGCGCAAACTGTCGGGCGCCCCTTACGTGCATTGCGGTCCTCATCGTCCCATGGATCACCCGAGACGTACCGCATGTTCTTCTGGCCCTCCGTGCGATTCCGGCGCCACTTGTCCATCGCATAGCGATAGCGCTCGCGGATACGCTTTAAGAGAGCGTCATTCTTGGTGCCGAGGTCAGCGTCTTTCTCAGCCATTTACGCTCTTGGGCGGCCTTCCATAATGCGCCTCGTGCGCCTCACGAAGCGATGTTTCGCAAGTGGGACAAATCTCAGTCGGATTGAAGCCGGTCGCATCGCTTGAACCATGCGGATCGTACACCCAGCCGTCACGCCGCGCTTTGATCACTACATCGGCTTTGGTTTGCCCCTCGTGGCCGTAATAAATAGCCTCGGCGGTGCACTTCGCGCAGTGGAGATACAAAGTTCGTGCTGCCATTTCGCGTTCAAGGATGCTCTGGGCTTGCTTCCGGGAAGTCAAAACATCCTGCGCCGGCCTGAATTCCAGCAATTGTCCAGTGGGCCCGAGAACCGGCAGCTTTTCACGTTCGGCCATCTCCCCCGCATGGGCAATGTATTGGTCGAGTGGCCACGCCTCGAAGCGAAGATGTGGGCGCATTACCTCGTACATCTCGTGCCGCAGGGGTGGCTCCATCTCGGTCAAAAGTCGCGAAAAATGATCGTGGTCGCGCACATAGCCGGATGCCAGATGAGCAATTGCTGCTCCCATATCGGAACTCATGCCAGCCGCCCGCATCGATTTCTTGACGAAAGATGCTTGGCGCTCAGTTGCCGCTAGATCGATCAATATGCACCCTTTTTTGGCATGTAGCTACTTTTGGTATCCGCGCTCATGCCACGCGGGGACGGTGGACGGCTCGGACGGTTTGCTGAGACGACGCGCAAAGGCATTGCCAGCTTAGGGGCTGCTGACTTAAGCAGGGTCGCTTGGATCATCTTAGGCGTCCAGGTCACGCTTCCTCTTCGCCTTCCGGCTCCTCTGTTTCTTGCGCCGGCTCGCCCTGGCTTTCTGGGATGTTGAGGTGGTTGGCGACATGTGCCAGCATCTCGTGGCCTTCGTTCTTGCCGAAGACGTGCGACTCGGGTTCTGCGTATCCCATGCTTATACCGGCCGCGGCGCGATTGTCCTTGCGGGGGCTCTCTTTGTAGTGGTGAGTGACCGTATGCCCCCCATTCTCGGCGGGCTCGATTTCCATTCTGCGAATTACCTTAGCCATTTTTCTTCAGCTCCTTTGATCCCTTGCGGGCATGTCCCATTGCCGGATTGGCGTGCAGCTCGTCGACCATCTTCGTCTTTTGCGGCGCCGTGAGCGGCGAATACTTCGAGAGCAGCAGTTTCACTTGCTTACGGGTCCAGGGCATCACTCCCCCAAAATCCGGTTTGCTTTCGCTCGAATCTTCGACGCCGACGACGCGCTCAGATTGCCGCGTGCAACCTGCTGTGTGGCGCGTGCCTTGGCGTTAGCGGCGTGGCTGCGGTCTGGCATCGGATACTTGCGCGAGCCTGGCAGGCCGAACGTGCTGCTGGGCAATGCGTTGCGCTTTGCTGCTTTCAAGACTGCCATATCACCCCCATACCGATACCGTAACCGGCGGTTTGTTGGTCTTTGCTTTCTTGCCTTTAGGTTCTTTGATCGCCATCGCCATTGTGCGCAGCGCATCGGCCGGGTGGCTGGCATCGTCGTGTAAGGGTTCGCGTCTCGCTTGCCCTAGCGCGCTTGATGGGCCCCATTGGTAGCGCCGCAGATAGCTCAGGCCATCCGCACAAAGATTGGAATCGAAGTACATCTGCGGAAACAGCGTGCGCACCGCATTGATGCCGTCTGCAATGCTGGATTGGCGCAGAACCTCGACCTTGAATCCTTTGGCGCGGACAACCTCTTCTATCGATCGTCCTGTGCCCAACTGTTTCGCGCCGCCATCCCAAGGTAGGTAACAGGTGCCGAGAATGTATCCCCAGGCCTGTATCTCTTTGAGATAGTAGTCGATAGCCTGATGGTCGCCCTCGAAGTAGCGAAGGATTTTGACTTCAAACGGCGTGCGCTGCGCGGCCCAAACAGAGACACGATCAGCGTATCCCAGATCAAAGAAAGTGTCGACTGCCCGCATGGTATCGTAGGGGACGGCGCGTATTCGGCCTTCCTTCTCAGCCTCCCGTATCTCCGCCTTATAGATCGCGCCTTCAACTGTTGAGCGCGTGCCGCCTTCGTAGACGTGGTGGAACGCATCTGGATCTTTAGCTTTGAGGGTCTCAATCTTTTGCTTCGATTCGGGACTCAGCCATTTGTTGTCGTGATAACTTGTCTTTCGCAACCACGCGCCCGGCGGCGGATCTAACACAAAATCGGTGTAGACGGGATCGGTCACGAGGTCGGGGTTAAGACTCCACCAGATTTCCGAGCCCGGCTTGCGAACAGTCGGGAGCAGAATCGTCAGGGATCGCCGGCTGACTGTGCTGGCTTCCTCTCCCCAGAAGATGTCGATCGACTCATAGGATTTGATTGAGCTGACGGTTTGCTTGCGCAAGCCGCAGAAAACAAACTCAGTCGGGTGCCACTCTGGCCCGCGAATCTCGGATTGCAGGACGCGGTAAAAATCGCCTAACCCAAGTCGGCCGATCTGATCGCTGAGCAACTGGTGTACAGACTCCCGAATCGAATCCATCGTCTCGCGCCCGCAGAGAATGCGCAGCGGCGTCGCCCAGCCATCCATTTTGCCTGTCCCCAGCAGCAACAGCGCTTGAGCGATCGACCAGCTCTTGACCCCATCGCGGCCGCCGTAAAGAACCTTGTATGGATGGTGCTCAAGGAGCGGCGTAAGCTCTTCAGGAAATTGCATCAGGGATTCGAGTTTTGGGTTTTTACGAGTTCGATCTTGATCTCGGCCTGGATAGGACCGCCGCTGGGTCCGCTTGCCTCTACTGCGCGGCGTTCCATGTATTTTTGTGGCTTCGCCCCTTTAAGAAGGAAGATCATCAGTGTATCGCTATACTCCTGAATGTGCCCTACCAGCTCGCCGCCCTGGTACACAGGTTTGAGCGTGCCATCTTTGGCCCGGCGTACCGCTTCCTCTTCCAGCAAGTCTGCCGCAACATCCAACGCTTTCTGCCAATCCACAGCGAAGTCGGGATCGTCCCCTCTCCAATCATACGCCGTGGTCCTCGATAAACCGCTCAATTCACATGCTTTAGTGATGTTGCATGTTTCTTTAAGCGACGCAAGAAACGCTGCGCGCCTTTTAGGGGTCCGATTTGTCCGCGGCTTATCGCCTTTGATAAGGTTTGCCATCGCGCATCACACCGCCTCGAACGCGAACTTGTTAGCTGTCGTTGCGAGTTCAAGCTCGTCCGAATAATGCGGCAGATTTCTTACCACCAGGCCGGGTAGCTCAGCCAACGGCAACGGCTCAGCTATGCGGGCCTGCTCATTGCGGGCTGTAATCGCCTCTGCAATCGTGAGATCGCGAATCGAAACGCCGTATTCGACCCAGGCACAAGCGCAATTGCCAATAGCCTTAACGGCCTGGCCATGCTTGAGCGTGAAACCGCGAGATACATTGAGGATGCGATGATTTTTGGACATCTCTGGCTTGGTTACTTCAGGAGGCCGAGCCTATTGGCGCTCGGAGCCAATAAATCGGGTGCGGATTTAGTATCGCATGTGATCTGGCAAAGACGCAATGTATGAAGATAACACCTTGTCTTTGTTGAGCTTACGTAACGCGCTCCGTAAGGTTTGTTCCACTGCTTGGCGAGTGCAACCGAGTCGCTCGGCGATCTGCTGAGTGGTCATCGCGTAATCGCTATAAGGGGTTTTGGCTTTTGCCTTTACCGCTTCGTGCTGTTGCATTTGCTTCAGTGTAGCATACATACGCAATGTTCGCGATGTGGGACGATAGTAAGAAAGTTTCAAAAAAGTTCTTGACATTTGGCGTGTAATATCGTAACATTATTTCATTGGAGGGGATTATGAAATACGGAATCCGCACATCGAATGGAGATGAACAAATCGGCCAGGTTCTTCCCAACTCTTTCCATGAGCCGATCTCCTGTGATTGGGTGGAAGAGCTTACTGAACTTGATGGCACCTGCTGTTTTGAGATTTCCGATGATTCTGAAGAGAAAATTGCTGAAGGCATCCGGGCTTGCCGCTCTTTTTGGCCATCAACTGAATCGTATTTGCTTATTTCTGGCGAGCGTGAGGGCGATGCAGCCCGCGATGGCGGATTGCCCGAGGATGGAGCAATTTTGATTCGGAAAGCGCAAGTAATGCGCATCTTGGCGAACTAGATGGGAAGGCCGAAAAAACCGGACTCTCTCACCGGGAAGGAACGCCAAGCAAAGTATCGCTTGAATCACCCCGGTAAATGCGCTGCCGAGCAAAAGAGGCGGAGAGCACTCCGGCAATACGATAAGAAGTGCTCCATTTGCGATGAGGCACCAAAAACCGGCTTCAAAAAGTGCGCACGCCACCTCGAGGCGCAACAATTAGCTGTAGCAAAATTCAGATGGCGGAAACGGGTCCGGGCGGAATAGGCTCCGCCGCTCCGATCCTACGGTAAGCGGTGCACAATGTGGGACGACAGTACTTTAGTCATTTTTTTCTCGGATTTGGCTCACTTTTTTCTTGACACGCCATTTTGGTCGGCGCATAGTGG